GAGGCGCATGGCGCCGACCTGCTGACGCTGCGCGCGCTGATCGAAGAGGCCTGCGAACTGGGTGCCGCGCGGGCGCTCCGGGCGCTTGGCCTTGAGGATGATCGGGCGCGCAAGGATCTGGACGAGATGCGCGAGCTGCTGTCGGCCTGGCGCGAAGCGAAAGGAGCGGCGGGCCGCGCACTGATCGGCTGGCTGGTGCGCTGCGCCCTTGTCCTGCTGGCTGTGGGTATGGCCGTGAAGTTCGGCCTCGGCGGGATCACCCTCCCATGAGGTTCGCAGGCTATGCCGCCATTTTCGACCGCCCTGACAGCGGCGGGGATATTGTCCGCAAAGGAGCCTTTGCCGGCGCGCCGGCCAAGGGCGTTCCGCTCTTCTGGCAGCATGATCCGGCGCACCGGATCGGCACGATCGAGAGCTTGCAAGAAGACGGGCGCGGTTTGCGCGTGATCGGCCGGGTGGCCGCGGGGCGCGCGGTGGCGCCAGGGCAAGGGCTGTCCTTCGGATACCGCGTCCGCGCCGCCCGCAACGGTCCGTTCCGGGAACTGACTGACCTCGAACTGATCGAAGTGAGCCTCGTCACGCAACCGATGCAGCTGCTCGCCCGCGTGCATGCCGTCGAAGAGTTTCAACAAGGAGAAGACCATGGACTATGAAGTGAAGGCCGGATCGCTCGAGGAGAGCTTTGCGGCGGTTGAAGCCAATGCGGGCGCGGTCGAACGACCGGTCCTGTCCGGCAGCGACACGTCGCGCTCTGCCTTTATCGACGGCTATATCCGCAAGGGCGCGGCGCTTGAACTGAAGAGCGTGTCCGGTGCGACGCCGGGCGACGGCGGCTATGCCATTCCGCGCGAAATCGACGCGACGGTCGACGCGCTGCTCAAGGGCATTTCGCCCATTCGCGCGATTGCCAATGTCGTGCAGGTCGGCAGTGCAGGCTATCGCAAGCTTGTCACGCAGAATGGCGTTGCGTCGGGCTGGGCCGCCGATGATGCGGCGCGGCCTGACACCGGAACGCCGCTGTTCAACGAAGTCGTGCCGAGCTTCGGCGATCTCTATGCAAAGCCTTCGGCGACGCAGGCCATGCTTGACGATGCCCAGTTCGATGTCGAGGCCTGGCTGGCTGGCGAGATTGCGACCGAGTTCGCCAAGGCCGAAGGGTCTGCCTTCGTCAATGGCAATGGCGTGAACCGCCCGAAGGGCTTCCTGCAGGCACCAACCGCTGCGACGCCGGATGCGGTGCGGGCGTTCGGGACTCTGCAATATGTGCCGACCGGCACCTTGGGCGCCTTTTCAGCGAGCCCGCAGGACAAGCTTGTCGAACTCGTCCACACACTGCGTTCGCCTTACCGCCAGGGTGCCGTGTGGGTGATGAATGCCACGACTCTTGCCGCCATCCGCAAGTTCAAGACGACCGACGGCGCCTTCCTCTGGCAGGCGGGGCTGGCATCGGGGCAGCCCGACACGCTGCTCGGCTATCCGGTGATCGAAGCCGAAGACATGCCGGACATTGCCAACAACAGTCTTTCCGTCGCTTTCGGGAATTTCAAGGCGGGCTTTCTGATCGCGGAACGGACCGAGACGCGCATCCTGCGGGACCCCTATTCGAACAAGCCGTTTGTCCAGTTCTACGCGACCAAGCGGCTTGGCGGCTGCGTTTCCAATTCGGAGAGCATCAAGCTGCTCAAATTCTCGGCGACCTGACCGGGACGGGGTGGGCGCGCGTTCAGCGGGCAGATCGGTCCCGTGATCCGCCCACCCCTTGTTCGCCGGCATGATGATCCCGGCGCCATCAAGGATTGCAAAACATGTTCAGTCTCTCCCCGCCGCCCGTCGCGGCGGAGGCCGTTGCTGCGGCCAAATCCTATCTGCGGATCGAAAACGACCTCGAAGACGCGCTTGTCGCGAGCCTTGTCGCGGCTGCCATTCGCCATGTCGAAGCATTCGCCAACCAGTTGCTCCTGCGCCGCGAAGGGGTCGACCGGCTTGCCGTTTCAAGTGCCTGGCAAAGGCTGGGGGTGACACCGGTTCATGCCGTCACTGCTGTCTCCGGCCTGCCCTCCGAAGGGCAGGCATTTCCCTTGCCTGTGGACGGCTATGCACTCGATATCGACGGCAGTGGCGATGGCTGGATCCGCGTATCGCAGCCCGGAGAGGCCCGGCGGATCGACGTCACGTTCGATGCCGGGATCGCGGCGGACTGGGCACAGGTTCCGGAGCCGTTGCGCCTCGCGGTGCTGCGGCTGGTGGCGCATCTCCATACCACGCGCGACTCTGTGGACGATCCCGGACCGCCTGCGGCCGTGGCGGCCCTGCTTCGCCCCTGGCGCCGGATGCGCCTCTCATGAGCGGCGAATTCTCTGGATCGCTTCGGGAGCGCGTGTCGATCGAGCAGCGCCGGTCGGAGCGCGATGTTCTGGCCGGGGCCAAGCGCGGGTTTGTCTATGACGGAAGCGCCTGGGCTGGGGTTGCGCCGCTGGCTCCCGCCGCGCTGACAGAGGCCGATGCGCTCTCCGCCTTGCCGCGCTGGGCTGTGACCCTGCGCAAGCGCGAAGGGATCGGGCCCGACACGCGGCTCGTCTGGCGGGGCCGCTTCCTCGCGGTGCGCGGCGCCCTCAGCGACCCGCGCGACCCTTCAAGACTGGTCCTGACCTGTGAGGAGATGCGTTGATGTTCGAACGATTGATTGCCCGCGCCGAGCGGGTTGGGCGCGCAGCGGTGCTCGTCGCACTAGCGCGCCTTGCGCGGCAGGCAGCACTGCCGCCGGACGTGCGCCTGGAAACCCGCGAAGACGGGCTGACCCTGTCCGGGCGCGCCCTGCGCCGCCGGATGCTGGATGATCCGCGGCTGAGAGGGATCGGACGATGAGCGGAGCAGCAACCGCCGTGCAGGCGGCCATTGCCGGTGCACTGCGAAACTCGACACCCGTGATGGCAGGCGTGTCCGGGATCTATGACGGCCCGCCCGCGCGCGCTGCCTTTCCCTATGTCGCGTTGAGCGACGGGAGCGGCAGTGACTGGAGCACCAAGACTGCGCCGGGCCGCGAAATCCGCGCCGCGCTGCCCGTCTGGGACGATGGGGAAGAGCCGGCCCGGCTCTACGGCCTGATGCATGCGGTCGAACAGGCCGTGGCCGACATGGATCGCGACCTCGATGGCTGGCGCGTGGCGAGCGTGGCGTTCGTCCGCTCGCTCGTCGTGCGCGATCCCGCCGGTCCCTGGGCGGGCCTGGTCGAGCACCGGATCAGAGTGATGGCAACAGACTGAGGAGAAGATCATGCCAGCAGAAAAAGGAAGTGCCTTCCTGTTGAAGGTCGACGACGGCGCCACCGTGCCATCCTACAGCACGGTGGCCGGGCTCAGGACGACACAGCTCGCAATCAACGGCGATGCGGTCGTCGTAACCAACAAGGGGTCGGGCGGGTGGCGCGAGCTGCTGTCCGGCGCGGGCGTCAGGTCGGTCTCGGTTTCGGGTGCGGGCGTGTTTACGGGTTCAGCCGCCGAACTGCGGATCAAGGCCAATGCCCTTGCAGGAACACTCGATGATTATGAGTTGAGCTTTGAATCCGGCGAACGCCTGCGCGGGCGGTTCCTCGTCGCGCGGCTCGACTATGCCGGGGATTTCAATGGCGAACGGTCCTACACCATGGCGCTCGAAAGCTCGGGCGAGGTGGTCTCGCTGTGAGTGCCGGGGCAAACGCGGCACGGGGCGAGGCGCGGCTGTTCGACTGGACCCTCCGCCCGACATTCGGCGCGCTGGTTGCGGCCGAGGAGGAACTGGGTTCGCTCCTTGCGCTGGTCCAGCGTGCGGCGGACGGCAATCTGAAGCTGTCTGAAATGGCGGCGTTGTTCTGGCACTGCCTTGAAGAGAAGCACGGCCTTGCGCGTGACGATCTGGAAGCCGCAGTGATCGAAGCGGGTCTTGCAGCTGTCACGCCGGCCCTGAAAAGCCTGCTCGGGCAAATCCTGCGGGGGCTATGATGTTTCGTCAGGCCGCTGTGCGTCTGGCCGGTTTGACGGCGATCCTGCTCGGCTGGCGGCCGGAGGAATTCTGGAACGCCACGCCCGAGGAACTGGCGACCATTCTTGCGGCACACATCAATCCCGAAACTGCGCCGGCCGATCGCGCGACACTCGAACGCTTGAAGGAGACCCATCCCGATGGATGAAGAAATCGAACGGCTGGTCGTGTCCGTCCGCGCCGACACCCAGGGCTTTTCGCGCGATGTGCAGGAGATGAAGTCCGTCCTGGACGGGCCATTTGGTGCAGGTGTCGAGCGAGCCGGCAAGCTTCTCGAATCCTCGCTGACCCGCGCCCTCAGGACCGGCAAGCTCGGCTTTGCAGACCTCAAACAGGTGGCTCTTTCGGTTGCTGCGGAGATTGCTGCGGCGTCGATCCGCACCGGTCTTGGGGCACTGGGACAGGGCGGCGGTTCAGGCGGGGGCGGTTTGCTTTCGCTCGCTGCATCCGTGCTTGGTGCCTTTGCGGGCGCGCCGGGCCGTGCGACGGGCGGCCCGGTTTCGCCAGGGCGCGC